AGGTGGATTATTCCCTACTGAACCTGTACCAGTTGGCGGTGTTGTTCGTGCAGACCTTTACGTAGTTACCGTTGGTGGTACTATGGATAATGGCTCACAGACTCTCGTTGTACAAAAGGATGACCAGTTCTATTGGAACCCTGTTGATAACGAGTGGGCGTGGTTCTCTATTAATGGCGTACAGATTACTAGCTTGACTGGTCAGGCTAAGTTGCCTAAGGGTACAACTGCTCAACGTGATGCAGCTAATACAGGTGACTTACGTTTTAATACGGACTTAGTAGCCTTTGAAGGTTATAACGGTACTAGTTGGTCGAACCTAGCTGGTATAGAAGCCACTAGTGCAAATGGACAAGCAAGGCTACCTTCAGGTACTGTGGCTCAACGTGATACAGCAGTTAATGGAGATTTACGTTACAATACCGACGACGACGTGCTGGAAGGGTATATAAACTCTGTATGGGAATCTTTACCTACTACTACAGGACTTCAGCCTCAATTAGCTCAAGCATGGGTTAACTTTGACGGTCCGACTACAACCATTAACCGTAGCTTGGGAGTCTCTAGTGTAACCAATTCCATAACCGGGAGATACGTCGTTACACTTTCTTCACCTGCACCCAGTGGTTATATTATACAAGTTACTTCAACTTCCGCGTCATCTCAGGTTCTTGCTGGTTCGATAACATCTACTTCTTTTACTGTAATTACCAGTAACAGTAGTGGAACTGGAGAAAACTCGTCAAGCGTAGCGGTAACAATTTTTTATTAAGGGTTAGTCAATGGGAAAAGTAATTATTCATAAAGCAGAAGATGGTACGCTTTTGATAACAAGACCAGGCGAAGGTCATGATGTTCATAAAGCTGCTCGTCAAGCTGTTAAACATGGCAAAGCCTACAAGATAATCGATGAGTCTGAGTTACCTTCTGATTATACTTTCCGTTGGGCTTGGACTGTAGACGATTCTAGCTTAACGGATGGTTTTGGTAACAGTTCAGATAAGTACGAATAGGCGGTCATACGTGATTAAAATAGATATGGCGAAAGCCAAAGAATTTGCTCATGGTATCCGTAAGGCCGACCGTGACAAGCAAATGGAACCGCATGATAAAGCTATCATGATGCAAATCCCCGGTACGCCTATCATTGAGATAGAGGCCAAACGTCAAGCTATCCGTGATGTTAATGCGGTAGTTCAAATCAGTATAGATAATGCTCAGGATGAAGTCGAATTAAAGGCGGCTATTGCTGACATGATTAAATAAGGAATAGACATGAGTGACACTACACAAGTGATTGTTCAAGAGGTAATGAAAGCATCTCCCGCAATTGCTGTGCAGGGTGTCCAACTCTTTGGGGTGCAAATTAGTGATGTTGTACATATCTGTACCCTTATCTATTTAGGTTTACAGGGAGCTTATTTACTCTGGAAATGGATTAGGGAGGTATGTAACAATGAGTAAAGGTGCAGCTAAAGAAGGTGTGCTAGGCGGTTTACATGCGTTAGTAGCACAAGTTTTATCAGCGCAGGTTGGGCATACGGTAATGTTACCTCAGTTCGACCATGACGGTGAAGTGCTTTTAGATGATGACGGTAATCCTATTCTAATCGAAGAGTATGACGCATCACCTCAGCTCTTAGCAACAGCAATAAAATTCCTCAAGGATAATGAGATTACCGCGACTGCCGAACAATCGGTAGAGGTAGCGAACCTTGAAGATGAAGTAGCTAAGAAGCGTGAAGCTAACAAAGCACGTAAGGCTAAAATGGCGGCAGCACGCCAAGAGGCTATGGACAAAGTGAAGCAACAGTAATTAACAAAGAGTCTTTACGAAGGCTCTTGATTAATCATTGGAGTTAATATTATGAGTAATGCAGCAGAAGCACTCGACCGATGGACGAGGCTAGAACAGTTACAAGAAATGTATCCCGTGTTTGAAGAATTTCTCGCAGAAGGAATAGAAGAACTTATGGGCTTTACCTGTACTGACGTTCAGTTGGATATAGGTAATTACTTGCAGTATGGGCCGAAGTACAGAATGATACAGGCTCAACGTTCACAAGCTAAAACTACTATAACATCTTTCTACGCTGTATGGCGTTTAATTCATGACCCCTCAGAGATTATCTTAATCTTCTCGGCTGGTGGTGATATGGCTAACGAGATATCGAATGGTATCATTGACATCATCGGTGACTGGGACATACTTGAATGTTTACGTCCAGCAGCAGATGACCGCCAATCGACTAAAGCCTATGACGTACATAAACAGCTTAAAGGATATAACAAATCTCCTTCCGTGGCGTGTATGGGTATCACAGCAAACATGCAGGGGCGTCGTGCCTCAGTACTAATAGCTGACGATATCGAATCATCTAAGAATGCCCTTACAGAGACTCAACGTGACTTGCTCTTACATAAGTCTCGTGACTTTACCTCTATCAACCAGAAAGGTGACATCATCTATTTAGGTACACCTCAGTCTACTGATTCTGTATATAACACATTACCGGGACGTGGATTTGATATTCGTATCTGGCCGGGTAGATTCCCTACTGAGAAGGAAGAGAAGAACTACGGTACTCACTTAGCACCATTCATTAAGAATATGTTGAATGAGCACCCTGAGTTAAGAACAGGGGCAGGAGTTTTATCAGACAGAGGTCATGCAGTTGACCCTATCTTAGTACCGGAAGAGATTCTTGTGGCCAAGGAAATTGACCAAGGCCCGGCTTACTTTCAGTTACAGCACATGCTTGATACTGCATTGATGGATGCTGCACGTTATCCCTTACGTGAGAAACATGCTATCTTTGCAAACCTGTCAGAAGACCAAACCTCAGTCGGTTATTTATGGCAACCAACTAACGATACTCGTGTTACTCTGGGCGTAGGTTCAGAAAACTATGAGTTCCATTATGCAGCCAAAGTCGAAGATGAGCAATTGCCTTATACTGGGCGAATGATGTTCATTGATACAGCGGGTGGTGGTCAGAACGCTGGTGCCAAAGGTGCCGATGAAATGGTAGGTGTAGTGACATACTTCTTGAATGGTATGGTCTTCTTCATGGATATGGAAGCATTCGTTCCTAATCCTGATGAAGCAGAAGGCGAATACCGTAAGCTTGCTTCACTAGCATATAAGCACAGAGTCAATCATATTGAGATTGAACGTAACTTCGGTGGTGAAATGTTAGCTAGTGCTATCAAGAAAGAAATTAACCTGTACTACGAAGAGATGGAGAAATCTGACCCGGCAGCGCATAAAGCTCATATGGAGATTGCTAAAGCTAAGGGTGGGCCTTCTATCGAAACTTCTTGGGCCGCAGGTCAGAAGGAACTACGTATCATTGACACGTTAGAGCCTCTAATGCGTCGTCACCAATTAATCATCAATGTCGACATGATTGAGAAGGATGCACACCTATCACGCCACTATCCGGCTGAGAGGAAGCGTATCTACAGTCTATGGCATCAGATGAGAAAGATAACTCGTGACAAAGCTTCACTATCTCATGACGATAGATTAGATGCTTTGGCTGGTGCTTGTGGGTACTGGGCTGAATCAGTTGTACAAGACGAACGTAAAATGGCTGAACGTAAGCTTGATAAAGAAGTCGATGATATTATGGCTGAATGGGGAGCACCGGGTATTAAGAAAGGTGGTCGAGGTCATAAACGTAGACATGGTTCACTAGCGAGATGTAAGGCGATAAGATGAAGAAAGTTTTACTCATCCTATGCCTGACCTTAACGGGCTGCTCAGGATTGTCAGGACTGGCAACTGATGCAGCTCTGGGTGCCATAGGGTTAGGTTCAGATAAAAGCGGCCTCAGTGTTGATACAGAGATTGTGGCTGGCGATAAAGAACAAGAAGTACAATTAGGAGACGAGTTAGAGGTCGCACCGAAGTTCGATGATATCGATTTGGAGAACTCTACTTTAAACGTAAATACAGATACTACTCAAAAGCAACGTGAGATACACGCAGAAGTGCTGGAGTACAAGGAAGGGATACCCTATTGGCAAGCCTCTATGGGTGCCGTAGTGTTTCTTCTCCTTGGTCTGTTCATGCCTCAATTAGTTATAAGGAAGAAATAAGTGACACAACTTAAACTTCAGG